GAGTTGCCTGTGCATTCTTTGGACAGTTGGTTGTTGTCAAGAAGCATCGGCATGAACACCGTCGCCCTGTAGGGTGAAGTGGTCGGGAACGGGTCATCGTTGGCTGAATCAACACGGGGGTCGTCGGTGATGGCTGGGTTGGCTGAGGCGGCTGAAACCGTCCGCCCGATCAGGCCGTGAGGTAGCCACGATGGTTTGTCAGCGTCGGACTCCCCAACGTGTCGGTAGGTGTCAATCATCTCGACAAACTCCTGAAGGGTCATGAACACGGGATACGGGCCGCTGGTGTCCGTGAAGTTTTCAATGTCCAACGCTCGCCCCGTGGTCAGCGTTCCCAGGGCGGTTGAGTTGTCTTTGCGTTCTGATGATGGGGCAACGAGGCAAAACTCCGTGATCGTGCCATCGGCGTGGGTGATACGGCAACGGGGGTCAAAAGACCCGCTTCGCAAAATCTGGATCGTCGGCTCAGTCCCAGCAACGTCAGTGCCGTCGTCGTTGATGGCTTCAACCCGAACCCCTGGCGTGTTGGCCTCATCATTTAACCCCGTCCCGTCATCCTCTGGGGTGTTTGGTCCAAACGTGGAGCGGAACAACACGGGGTCAACGGACAACCCGCCGATGCCATCGTTCTTGATGAAGGCTGGAAACCACCTCTGCAACTCAGCGAGGTCATTCTTGACACGGCTGAAGGGCTTGGTGAACGTGTGCTTCTCCGAAGCCATCAAATCGCCCCCCGTGTTTGGTTCAAAGAAGCCTGCCGCAGGGCTATCGGCAATTGCTCCTCCATGATTTGCCGAACCTGTTGCGGGTTTATTTGGTTGCCCGCTCCGATGTGAATACCTCCCTGGATCGTTATCGAGGGGGCGTTATTGGACTCAATACCCCCCAACAGGTTCTCACGTTGGGAACGCTTTTGCGGCGAAAGCGGGATAATCAACTCAGGGCCAGCCTCTCCGACCATACCGAGAGTGGGTTCAAGCACCAGCCCGCCATCCTCAAAGAATGAAGTGGCCAGCCCAATGCCGCCACCGATCAGGCCACCTGCAACCGTTCCGACTCCAGGGATGATTGAACCAATCGCCGCGCCCGCCGCCGCCCCTTGAAGTGTGTTGCCCGTGACGTTCTTTGCTCCAACGTCAGCCCCCGCATCATCAATCTTCTCGGTCAAGCCCAGAGCACCGAGCAACGCTTCGGCTATGCGGACAACGGGAGTCAACACCTTGAACAACGCCAAGAAGCCATCAATTAAACCGCCGAGGAATCCACTGAAGTCGCCCTCAAGCAAAGCCAAAATAGCGGATGAGAAGCCAGACAACATTTCAAGGAACGGCTGGAAATAAACCATGATACCTTGAATGACCTTGCCCAACAGAATGATGACAGGGACCAACGTCTTGAAGTTGTCAACCCCCGTCATAACCAACGGGAGCAACCCTTCAAACAAGGGTATCATTTGGTCGCCCATCTCTTGAGCAATCTCGGCAAAGACGGGGATGAGCGGTTTCATGTTCTCAATAAACTCCATCGCCGCTGGGACCATGTCCTCAAGAAGCATGAGAGCAAAGGGCGCACCCACGTCCAACATAAAGTCCTCAAAGGCTGAGTTTAACTCCAGCAGGGCGTTTTTGGTTGAACCCCTCAGCACTTCTGAAAACTCAGCGGTGCGGTCTTGGGCGTTTTGGTTGGACTCAACGAGAGCGTCAAACGCACCCTTTTGGGCGAGAATAGCGTTGATCGCTGAACCACCACGAATCCCGAACACTTCAAGGATTTGAGAGGTCGTCGCCCCGCTCTCCGATAGTTGGTCAAACAATTCACTGAGGCTGGTGATGCCCGTTGTTTGCATTTGCACCTGCTTGTTGAGGTCGCTGAATTGCTTCTCTTGAGCCGAGAGCGTATCGTTTGCCCTCTCATTATCCCGCCGCATGATGGACTGCTGGAGGCGGCGTTCCTCCATCGTGATAGCAAGGCTGTCGTTTGCCGTTTCAAGGCGGTCGATTTGCTCCAACTCCCGCTCCGTCAATTCCCGACCTTCACGTTCCGCACGAGCACGGATTTTCATTATGTCAAGGTTGTTCTTTTGTTGCTCGATGCTCATGTCCGTCATTTCATCGGTCAACTGCTTGAGAGCCAAAGAAGTCCGCTCGGCTTCGGATCGGGAGGCGGTCATCTCCGTATTGAGTTGTGTAAGGGTTCGTTGAGCCTGTTCACCTGCTGGTGTCAGCCTGAACATGGTAAGGCCGAGTTCGTCCATGATTTTCCTGGCATCATCCGTGGGCGACAGGAGTTTTGTGATCGCCATACGCAAACCTGTCCCCGCTATTGTCCCCTGTAGCCCAGCGTTCCCCAGAGCACCAGCGGCGGCGGCTGATTCTTGGAGGGAGATGCCAGCGGCGGCGGCGGTTGGACCGAGCATTTTCATGGTCTCCCCCAACGTTTCAATCGTGGTGAAAGACTGCGTGAACGTGTTGACCAAGACATCGGACACGTCGCCCAACTCCGAGGTCTCCATGCGGTATGCCTTCAACGATGCAATGGCGATACCAGCGGCGGTCTCCATGTCCGTCCCTGCGGCAATAGCGAGGGCGTTCAAGTTGTCCAGGGCTTTGTCATCCACCATCTCTGAAACGGTCAAACCTGCGAGAGCCAACGTTTGAGCCGCTGTCGCAACCTCAGTGGCCGTTGAACGTGTCGTCCGCCCCAATTCACGGATGCGGCCTTCAAGGGCGGGGAAATCCGCTGTGGCGGCTTTTCCCAGAATAGCCTGCGTCCGTATCAGCGAGTCCTCAAACTCAACAAAGAGCATGGTGGACTTCTTGACAAAGTTGGCGGCGATGGCCCCTCCAGCAACGGTGGCGGCTACACCAACGGCGGCAAATGAAGCGGAGGCGGCTTGACCGAAGCGGCCAATTTTGCCCCCAGCAAGGCTGACACCGCGCCCGATGTCGCTCATGCCTTTGCTGAACCCAGCGGTGTTGGCGTCGATTTTGGCCTGTAGGTGAGCCACTTGTTTGCCAATCATCAACGACCACCCGCCCTACGTTGAGCCTCAGCCTTCTTCATGGCTTCACGCTCCCTGCGGTTTTGTTCATTGAACGCCCCAGCGAGGAACGTAGCGTCCCGCAAATCGAGGTCACGCCATTGTTGAGGGGTCAAGCCAAAGAGGGTGAGAAGTTGGAAAAGCCACTGGCCTTCTGTTGAAACGGAGTGTTCCATTATTCCCCCAGAGCACCACCACCTGACGATGGAGAGCCAACGGCTTCCACCACGGCGGCGGCTACGGATGAGAGGGTGAGGAGGGGCAGTTGCTTCCACTTCGCCCACGTCAAAGAGTCGTCGCACTTGGCGAGCATCTCGTAGGCCATGCGGAGACCCAACGCTTCGGACTTGTCCTCCCCGCTCAGTTTTGAAATGGATGGGTCGGCCTTCAATGCTTGATATTCCCCAACGCTCAACGGCTGGGCTTGGAGGGTCTGCACGATCCCGTCCTCGTCCTCGAGCCCAATATGGGCTACATTGACCGTGACGGGCGTGGAGGCTTTTGCAATAGTGGTGTCCAGCCAACTCAATTGAAATCACCACCCTTCAGTCTCGGCTCCAGGTCAAGCCTTCAAACGTAGCGTTAATCATCAAAGCACCCTCAGCCCCAGCCTCAAGTCCTTCAATGGCTAAGTCGGTGAGGACACACCCAGAAACCGTGTAGGTGTGCGTCCCTGCGTCGTCTGCATCAAAATCGATGTCCAACTCCGTGTCGTTGTTGAACCAATCATACAACTCGTCGTCGCTAACACCCCAAGCCTTTGACAAAGAGCCGCTGACGGATCGTAGGCCACGGGTGTGGGCGGTGGCGTAGTTTGAACCCAGCGTCACGTATTTGCCCGTTGCCGATGCAAGCGTGAAATCGCCAGACACAAAGCCAACGATAGTCCCGCTGACCGTGATTTTTCCTGTGACACCTGTGAAGGAATGCACTGCCATGCCCGTAGGTTGGGGTTTGCGGCTTTTAACGGTTGGGGGGTCAAAGAAGGCCAGCCAGAGCGGGAACGCCCATGACAAAGAAATGAATCCAGCCGCCTATCCATTTGCCCTCAATGTCGGCCTGTAGGCGGACGGTGCTGGAGAACAAAGACACGGCCCAAACCAACAGGGTCGGACATGAGCGGGCAAAGCGGCGGGTGAGGGGAGTCTGCTTCATTCAAACCACCAATCAGTCTCGCACAGGCATGCCATCGGGTGTGTCAGCCCAGACTTCAGACCACCCGCACATCTCAGGGCAGGCAATCCATACGTCATCGATACGCACCTGTGGGCATTCGCAGTCGGGGCAGTGGGGTTGGGGGATGCGGCGGGGCATAGTTGGGGGTAGGTATTCCCCTTTATCAATGTTTTCAAAATCTCAATGGTTTAGAGGTGAAAAGGTGGGGAAGGCCGTGAGCCGAGAAGGGGGGCGGAAATGAACCCCACCCCGTAGGCGACCTTCCCCGAAGAGTCCTACGGGGCGAGATGACGTTGCCATCCCACCCACATAAAGGTGGACGGTGGGGGAAGAATGCTGGCAAAGCCCGAAGCCAGGGTGGAGACCCCCACCGTCCGTTTGGAGAGATGCTCTCCACCAGCCACATCGTTTGGGTTGGGGGGTTTTATTGGTTTCTGTATTCATCGCTCGCCAGCAGATCGTCAAGCACACGCTGGCGGTCGATGGTTTGGTGAAGGTCAAGGGCGTTTTTGTAGTGACGCAGGCCAGATTGGTCAGGCTCTCGCTTGAGGATTGAGAGGTAGGCCTGTGTGATGAAATCAACGGTGCTGAGGCTCTCGTCCTCTGGATCGGGAGAACCTTTGGCCGTTGTCTTTGCTTTGGGTTTGGGTGCTGGCTCTGGGGCGGGTTCTTCAGCCGCAGGCTCTGGGGTGGATTCTTCAACGGGTGCTGGTGCTTCAGCCGCCTCCAAACGTGCAATCAGGTCGGCTTTCGTTCCTTCTGTGTCCAGCCCTTTTTCTTCACAAAGGGCTACGAGGTCTGCTTTCAAGAGGTCAGCGAGGTCGCTCATGCCCCAAAGGTTGCAGATGGCGGTTTATAACAAACCTCAAGCGGTCAAACGTCCCAGCCCAACTCTTCAAGGTGGCGGCGTATGTCCTCCCCGTCTTGAGCCGATGGCAGGTTTTGCGTCCCTGGGACTCTTAAGAAACGCCACGGGCTATGGTTGATTTGCTCATGCTCGCATTTAGCACAGCGGTGTTTGTCGTCCTTTGTGTGTGATTGAGCACCGAGAGCATGGAGAGCGGCGACCCACTCCGTTCTGGAATCCTTTGGGTCAAACTCGACGGGGATATTGCACGGATCGTTGTGCTTGGTGCATTTGGTTTTGTGAACCTGCCCACACGTCTTGGGGGGTTTGATTTTGGGGGACTTCTTTTTCTTGCTCATTGTTTCACCTTCTTCTCAATCTGGGTCAGGAATTGCTGGGTGATGTCGTCCCAATTGAAGCGAGCCTCCGCAAACGTGCGAGCCGCCGTCGATTTGTCTTGATACAGAGCCGTGTCTTTGCTCATGTAGGCCTCTATCATAGCGTCGGCCAACTTCTCAACATCAACCAGCCCCATGTTGACCCCCCACTTTGGGCCAACAATTGAGGTGCATTGGGGGATAAGCCACCCTCGCTCGTCTTTGTTGCCGACCAATTCAGGGCCTGTGGAGTTGGCTGGGAGAATGATGGGGAGGCCGCAGGCCATAGCCTCAGCGGAGGGAATGCCGAAGCCTTCACCGCCCGTCGCCATGACGTGAACATCGGACAACCCATAGAGCATGGACATCTCTTCACGGCTCAAGCCCAGGAGGGGGTTTGAGGACGTGTCGGAGAAGCGGACGCTGTCGTATAGTCCGTATTCTTTGACGAGGTCGGGCAACGGCCAGCCGCCCATCCCCATTGTGTCGGTCGGGTCGCCGCAGTGAAGAATCAGCCCAACCTTGCCCTCGCCTACACGATCCACGACCTGCTTCAACGCTTGAAGCAGGCGGGGGATTTGCTTGCGGTTGGTGTTGCGAGCAACGGAGAGGAAGGTGAAGTCCCAATCGACGCCCAACTGTTGTCGGGCTTCTTTCTTCTGGGCGGCGGTGAAGGGCTTGAACACGTCAAGGTCAACGCCATGATAAATCACAGGCCCTGGGTTGATGAGGTATCGGTCAAGGTGGGGGTCACGCATATCCTTCGTCCCGTCGCCGTTGCTTCCCCACTGCTTAACGTAGTCCACCATTTGCTGGCGACCAAAGTCAGCCATCCACACGGGCTGGTTGAGGTTGGCGAGAATGTCCTTCCATTTGTAGGACAACGGGAAGCCATCAACGGGCAAATACGCCAGATAGGGAACGCCGAGACGGTTGGTGGATTGGACGGCGTGACCAATGAACCACGGGTCAATAAGGGAGATATACACATCGGGCTCGAGGCGGCTGATGTTGTATTCCAGCACCGTTGCTCCGCTGGCGTTGATGCGATCAGAGCCATACCCGCCGATACCAGCGTGAACCATTGTCCAGCCCTCCTCGTGCGTCCAATCCTCTCCATTGTGGTCCCAGCCCATGACAAAGACCTCGTGGCCGAGAGCGACCAAACGTTTGCAGATTTCACGGGTGACCACGGCATAACCCGTGGGGCGCGTTGGTTGCTCGCTTCCCCAGAGGATGCGGAGTTTCTTGGGCTTGGGCTTCGCCATGACACGGGGAAGCATCGCCCACCCTTAAATTAAGGGGGGGCTGAACCCCTCGTGTCGTTGGCTTCAATACATCTTGCCGAGGTTGAAGCGGTAGGCGTATTTGGAGCAAATGTCGTAAACTGCTTTCATGTCAACGGGCTCGGCCTCTCGACCTCGTGGGTATTCACCGAGAACAACGGTGGGGTCGTAGTCGTGGCGCAGGGTGTGGTTGCGCCCGTGTTGCTTTGCACCGTGAAGGGTTTCAGAGAGGGAGCACGTGCCATCGTTGTTCATGCGGAGAAGTGCCATCTTGTTGGCGATCAAGATTTGCGCCTCGGTTGGGCTGACTCCGTCGCTTTCGTTGCGGAGTTGGGTGTTGATTTGACGGCTCGAGCGGTCATAGAAAACGCTGTGATACAACGCTCCGATGTAAAACTTCTTGGCTTTGGTTGTCTTTTGGGCTGGGGTTAGGTGGGTCATTCTTGTTGCCTCCAACCACGACGACGTGTCGGGGGTATATCAATGCTTTGTTATCTCAATGTCTTACCGTTGAGAATACGAGCGTAGGAATACGGGCTCGTGCGTGGCCTGTGTCGCCACCATTGGCGAGAATGCTTCATCCATACCCAGAACGGCGGGGGAAGCCGTGTGGGTCTTTCCTACGCCCTTTTCGCCCGTCATTGACACGGGGGACAAACGGGTGAGGGTTTTGCCCTTTCCTCGCTTGCCCAGCATGGTCTGGCGGCAATCGTAGCAAACGACTGAGCAAATCGACGAGCCCTCGTGCAAATCGTTGGATCGTGGTGCTCCGCAAATGCGGCACGTCCCCGTCTTTGGTGGGTTCAAAACCCTCAATCTCTGGGCGGCGGTGGCGGTGAAGTCTGGGGTGTCCACGCTCAGTCCTCCTTTGCTCGGTAGTGTGGGTGGTCTGCGGGGAGTTTGTGACGGCGGCGGTCGCTCATGTTCTCCAGCAATTTGCAGACCTTTTCACAGGCTTTGTCAAATCGATTCTTTGCTACGTCGTCCCCTGCGGGGACCATGCGGGCTTCCAGACCGTAAAGGTCTACGGTGTCCAGCAGGTGTTGTATCAATGCAAACTCGGCGTGGTCTATGCTCTTGGCTCGTTCCATGTTCACACCCCACGAGGTGTTTGCTCTTAAGGGTTTGGGTTCTCAATGTTTGAAACTCATCAGATTTTCGCCAATATCCCCCAGACACGCTCCAATATCAGACGATACGTCGCACGAATGCAGGGCGCAGAATCCGAACCTCACGGGTGTCGGCGGCGTATGTGGATGACCCCGAACCGCCTGCGGTTGGGTAGGCTGAATTGTCCGTGGGCAACGACCCAGAGATGGAGAGGACGGGCGTGGCGGCTGGGTATGTCTTGTCGGCTACACCGTAGGCTGGATCGTCGCTGGTCGTGAAACCCCAGCCTGGTTGAGGGAACGGCAGAAAGTGTGGGGCAATTTCACCCAGCAACGACCCAGACACCAAAGCAACGCGCCCGCTGAGGGATGAGCCGCTGGCCCATTGGGAGAAACGTTGAGCGAGAAGAAAATAGGACAAACCCGCCGTCGACGCCCAATCGGGCGTGGTGATGGCCGCACGTGTCAAACTCAAAGCACCAAAGGAGCGGGGCATGTCATTCCTCCCAGCGCAACTCAACGGTGACATCCGCCCTGTAGCCGATGCAATTCTCATCGCTTTGCCCAGGGCCGCAGTTTGGCTCAAGCACCGTGAACGGCTTGGTCGTATCTGAACGGCGGATGACCATGTAGTGATAGTCGGAGAACCCAGCGGCGGGCTGGGATATCGTCTTGTTGTTGAGCAAATCCTTGAACGCCCCGAACATCGTCCAACAGTCCGCACGTGTGGGGGCAAAGAGGGTGACAGAAAGGAATACCCTGCTGGTGACGGCAATCGATGAACCCGTCCCAAAGTTTGCGAGGTCGCTCTCGCCGTAGACGTGCTGGATGGCGATTTGGTAGGTCTTTTGCTTCTTTGCCTCAAGCCATGAAGCGTTGACGGTTGCCGCCGATCCGTTAGGGAAGAGCATATTAGCCTCAATAACGGTCTTGAGAGCCGTGTGGGGGTCGGTTGCGGGGACACCGCTATCGGTGATGGTCACAGCCGCCACTTCCCAGAACCATCGGGCGGTTGAAACTGACCCCAGACGGCGGTGGCGATCTGGGTTTCGCTCTTGACCTTGACCAGCAACTCCTGATATTCCTTCTCGGAGTCCCGTATCAACTCCCGCCAAAAATCCTTGATGCGTTCATTGCAGTTTTCATCATTCATGGCCGCACGTCCAGCGGAGCGGACAACGTGCAGGATCGTGGCGAGCCGCACATGAGCGGGGGCGGTTGTAGCCCCAGCAACATAGACGACCTTCATTTTCTGCTCGACGGTGTCGCCCAGCGGCAAATGAAAGCGGACAATTCCCGCCCCAGCATCATCAAGCCAGAAGTCGTCGTCACGGTTGCGGGATTGAACCAGCGTCTTTGACACGTTCCCGCTTGAATCTAAAAACTCAATCGAGGTGACGGACACGACTGGACGTTGAGCCAGAACGATATGATATTGGTATAGGGCTGAATCAAACCATTCGGTGTGCGTTTCAGTGCCAGCAAATTGTTTGCCAGCGTATGCGTCCATCAACCGAGAGGCCAGCGTTATCATTGTCCCGATTTGGGTATCGTCTGGACCAATGCCGTCGCTGAAATTGACACCTGCGTAGGCTTCAACCTCAGCCAATGTTGCGTAGTCCTCAGCCGCCATGTTATCACCCTTTGTTGTTGGGGGTTTTAACGGTCGCCCCGTAGGGCAACGTCAGCCCGCTCTGGGTGGTTCAAGGGAGGTCAAAGACCCGCTCAAATGGTGTCGATTCCCGTCAAGAGGCAAATGGCGTCACTGTAGCGGACACCAAAGGCTACGTCTTGGCGGGGGATGAGCACAAAGCGGTCGTTCTTTGGTTCGTCCTCAAAGCCCATGTTGAAGCGTCGCTCAGCGTCGGTCGGGTTGCCGATCAACGGGGAACGGATGTGGGTGAGAAGGGCCACGGTTTGAGTCGTGGTCGAGCCGTCAAAGACCCCCGTGTAGTTGAGGTTGGTCGGGATAACACCCGTAGCAAACACGCGGATACCGTAAATGCGTCCCAATTCCCCAGAGAGGATGGTGGCCTGTGGTCCGTATTTGTCAACGGTCTGGAGTTCGGTCAAGCCCAAGAGTTGAACCTCGAGGTTGCGGGGAACAATGAGAGCAAGGTCGTCTCGGTTGTCCGCATACACGCCCAGGTTGCTGATGGCTTGGCGGAGGTGGCTGAGGCCAAACGTCCCTGAAACGCTGACTGCGGTGGCGGCGGCGGACTTGCGAAGCCCGTCAAAGACCAACAGGTAGTCGTTGTTGGTGGCGTTGACCCCGCTGGGGTTGGTCGAGGCGTTGTATGCCCCGTTGATGTTGTCAGCGTAGGATGAACCCGTCTCGGTGTCGCCGTTGATGAAGAGGCTTTGCTCGTTGAAAGCCAATCGGGAGGCGATGTCGTCTCGGAGGACGGAGAGCAAACCTTCCACCCCGTAGGCGATCAGGTAGTTGCCGATTGGGATGTTGGCGATGAGCGTCTTGAGGGTCAGCGTGATTTCAGCGGTGACTTGACGGGATTCTCCAGCGGTGGTCCCAGTCTCCGTGGCGGAGAGGGTCTGCTGGTGGAAGGAAACACTGCCCGTCAACTTCGGAACGTTAACGGTTCGGGTGCTCATGGGGAGAGCGGGGAGCAGACCTCGGAGGAAATTGTTCTCGTAAACCAACTGAATGATTTCGTTGCTGGTCTCCGTGGGGAAAAACGTGCCACCCGTCGATGACGTTGCACCGCCGAGAGCGTCTTTGACCCTGTTCACTACCTCGTTAAAATCGTATTCTTCTGCCATGTTGTTCACCTGTTTTGTTTTGTGTTTCTCCTTTGGAGTTTCAGTTTCGCCCCCTTGAAGCGAGGTTCTTTGCGAGCCAATCACCGAGACCGTTCATGCCTGGCGTGACTTCTGGGAGAGGGTCAAAGTCCGTAGTCTTGCGGACGGTTGGGGCGGCTGGCTCGCTTGGGGCGATGCTCTTGCGCTCTGGGATGGCGGCTGGTGCTTCAACACCAACGCTGGAGAGGGTGGAGGCTACACGCTTGGCGACCTCGGCCTCAATGTTGGCCTCGGCTTCAGCGGCTTCTTTTTCCTGTGTGAGCGTTTGGATCGTTGCGTCCTTTTCTTCAAGGGCAACCTTGAGAGCCGAGATTTCTTCAGCGGCTTTCTCGCCTGCGTCGATTCGGCCTTCAATGGATGAAAGGCGGCTCTCAAGAGTTGCCAAATGCTTGACAACTTCAACGAGAACGCTGATGGTTTCGGACGTGTTGTCGTCCTCAACCGTGGATGCGGATTCTTCTTCTGTGGCTTCTGCCTCAAGGGTCACCACTTCTTCGGTGACTTCTGCCGCCTCTTCTGGGGCGGCTTCTTCAAGAGCCTCTTCAACGGGAGCCTCTTCTTCTGCGGATTTCTCGTGGATTTCTGCGTCGGTCATGTTGTTTCCCTGCCCAACCCCTTCATCGAGGGGGGTTATAACGGTCGTGGCGGTTCTGCTCTTGGACTCAATGACCTCTATGAAGGCTTCAATCAACTCCAGCCGCCCTTCTATGTCGCTAAAATCCTCAAACTCAGGGATGCGGTCCCAATCCTCAATCGTGTCCTTCGGATCGGCGGACTTGCCGCCGCAACCACACCCAGAGTGGGCGGACTCTTCAACCACTTCGGGCTGGGGTTCTTCATCCGTGTTGTCCTTCTCAAAGAGGATAGCAATTGAGTCGCCCCTGTCCTCATAGCCGACGATGTGCTTCTCAACATTGAAGATGGCTCCTGGGCTGGCGGGAACGTCCACGACGCTGGTCTCCAACCAATCAATCTCGGTGAACCTCATGTAGCACGTGTCCTCGTCCTTGCATTCCTTGACGGCGGCTTTGGCGATGAAGCCAATGCTGAACGCCTTGAGCATTCCTTTGCGTATCTTGCGGGTGATGTCCTTTTCGCCACCGTCGATGACGGCTCGCCCGATGGGGACTTCTCCTTCAACTCCGTCGTATGAACCCATAGTGACATCCAGCATTTTGCCGATGACCCCGTAGTCCTTGCGGTGGTTGTAAAGAATGACGGGGTTGTTTTGATACCCACTCCAGGCCTCAACGATGGCGGACATATCCACCAATTCTCGGTGGCGATCCAACCAATTATG